AGCGGAACGGCGAGCGCGCTGAAGGCGACCGTCAGTCCGGCCAGAACGCTGATGAAGGCCTGCGTCTGCGGAGAGAGACCGCGGAACGCCTCCGACACGCCGACCACGAAATCGCTGATCCTAGCAAGTGTCGGAGCCAAGGCACCGGCGATCTGCGTCACCAACCCGGAAAGCGTCGCCTGCAGGCGGCTGATGTTGTCGTTGAACTCCTCCGCCGCCTTCCCGGTATCGGCCGTGATCGTGAGGCCGAGTGCCTCCGCCTCGTCGGTCATCTGCTTGAGACCGGCCGCACCGCCGTTCAAAAGCGGGATCAGGTCCAGCCCGGATCGGCCGAAGAGCTGCACCGCCAGCGCAGTCTTCTGCGCCCCGTCTTCCATCGCCGCAAACTTGTCGGCGACGTCGAGCAGGACGGCCGAAGACGAACGTAACGATCCATCAGCATTCGTCGCGGCGACGCCGAGCTGCATGAACACTTCCGCCGCCGTCTTGTTGCCGCCGGCCGCGTCCGCCATGTTCGTCGACAGCTTCTTGAAGCCGTTCGCAACCCCCTCGATCGAAACGCCGGAAAGGTCGGCGGCATATTTGAGACGCGACAGCTCCTCGATCGGCACGCCGATCTTGGCCGCGAGCTTGCTCATGTCGTCCGCCTCGTCGATCGCGCCCTTAAGCGCGACGCCGATCGCAGCGCCGGCCGTCGCTGCTGCGGCACTCGCAGCCAGCAACCCCTTCTTCAGAATAGGCCCGAATTTCGCAAGACGGGACTGAGCGTCGGAAAGGCCCTTGTCGAAGGCGGCCGAGTCTAGCCCGAGCACCGCCCGGAGAGCACCGATGACAGCTTTCATGATCTAGCCTTCTTGGAGCCCCAAGCCATGACCTTGGCGTATACGCGCCGCCAGTCGGGCTTTTCGGGCCGCTCCGGTTCTTGCTCCCGGAGCAGGATCTTCTGGAGTTTGATGAAGTCCTTCGGCTTCTGCGGTGCATAGACCGACAGCCGCGCCATGAACCAGGCAGCAGTAATGAGATCGTTTTGGCGATGGCGGCGCTGAATCACAGAACCGCGAATGATGATGTCGATTTCGCGGAGAGTCAGGTTCCAGAAATGCGCAGGGTCCTGCCCAATCTCAACCCATCGCTCGAGCAGCGAGCCCCAGTCTAACGGCTTCTCGCTGCCCTTTTCGGCTTTCCCGTGCCGGCCTTCACCTCCGGCATTCCCGCCTGGACGATTTTGGCGATAAGCAGGCCGGCCTCTTCGAGCCCGATCGCGCTCATCAAGTCACCCGCATCCTTGGCCGTAACTTCAGGACGCGAGAAAGACAAAGCGGCCCGGAATATGGAGCGAAACATGCGGAAATCGACCGCTTCCGTAGCCACGACGCGCTCCAGGTCTTTGATGATGGCCCCCGTGCTCTTACCGAGATCATCCTCAAGCTCGCACCACTCGTTGGCGCCGAGCCGGAAGCTGAGCGTCTTGCCCTCGATTTCATGGGTGACGACACCCCGAACATTGTTGGTCATGGAAGGTCCTTATGCGACGACAGCGGCCGTCGCGGCGCTGACGACCGTCGTCTCGAAATCATCGTTCTGCGCGGTGACTTCGCAGGTGATGGTATCGCCGATATCTCCGGTGACTGGGACATAGGAGAGGCCCGTCGCACCGGTGATATCCGCGTCGGCTGCTTTCCATTGGAACTCGAGGCGCTCGGCGCCGGCCCAGATACCAGGATCGACGACCAGCGGCGCGCCCACCTTGGGTGTGCCGGTGATGACGGGGGCGGAGATGTTGCGCGGCGCCGTCGGATCGGTGTGCACAGGATCCCCGGAAACCTTGAACGTGACTGTAGCGGTCATCACGTCGTCGAGCGGCGCGGACTTCTCATAGGTCTGCCGGATGCCGATGAAGAGCGTCTGAACGCCGTTCGGAAAGGTAAGACGGCACCATTTGCGCTTTCCCTTGGCGGCGATCAGCGCCTTGTCGCTCGCGGAGCCCGGAACATAGTTCATTTCGAAAGAGGCTTCGCCCGGGTCCGTGAGGCCGTCGATGAACTCGCGCGTCCTGTTCGGGCTCTGCATATGAGAGGCGTCGGCCTGATCGGTCTCTTCCGAAGGCGGCGTCACATCCTTGATTTCTTGGATGTAGGTGAAATCGGTAGGCGTGGCGATATCGGCCATCTCGAAAGTGATGCCGTAGCCAATGGATGCTTCAGTGTCTGCCATGATTAGGCTCCCTTTCAGAGGCTGGAATGCCAGATGATGATGTCTGCGGAACGCCGGAACAGCGGCGTAACGTCACCGCTGCTGGACGAGGGGAAGTCGCGGCGGTTATCGACGAAGCCCGCCTGTAGCCGAACGCCCGAGACGACGCCGCGATAACCGGAAAGAACGGCGAGGATGGCATCGGAGAGCCGAACCGCGCCGAGATAGGCTGTGTCATAGGCATCGATCTGCACGCGCGCATCCGCGAGGCCGGACGCCCCCTGCCCGTGATAATCGTCGCGGCTGGAAATCACCTGCAGCACCGCATAGGAAGGCACGACGCCTTGAGGCGCGCGCACCCAATGCACCTTGTTGGCGGCAAGCTGTTTCACCCGGGCATCGCCGAGCAATAGCGCTGTCAATGCTGCTTCCATGGATCAGGCGTCCATCTTCCGCGCAAGCCGCGCCGCCCGCCTCGCGGCACGGGCCGTGGCCTTTTCGATTTCGGTGCCCAGCTCTTCCGAGATGATTTCGAGCGCCCGGTCTTTATTCTCGTCCCAGGCCGGCCGCAGATGCGGCTCCGCTGCCTGGTGCTCATTGCCGAATTCCGTCTGGATGGCGGCGGGATCGCTCGGACCGACGAACACCTCGACGGGACTTTCCTTCTTGTGCAGCTTCGACTGCCGGCGCGTGAGTTTGGTGCCAACGCCATAGGAGGCCTTCAGATTGCCCGTCGGCCCGAGCGGCGCATTCGCCCGCCCCGCCTCCGCGATCGGCTCCCCCGCCTTCATGAGAACCCGCCGAGCAACACCCTTGGCTGTGGCCGTCTTCAGCTGCTGAAGCGCCTTGTCGAGTTCCCTAAAGCCCTCGACCTTCACCTTGATCCTCATTGGTCGGCATCCAGGATGGCGGTGATTTCGAGAAAGCGATTGCGGCCGTCCTCGGTCTCTTTCACCCCGAGAATGTTCCAGGTCGCTGCGGAATAATTCAGCCGATCGACAGGCGTGACTGTCCGGGTGGTGGAGGTCGATCGAATGACGAACCGGCTCATGAGGGTTGAACCCACCTGCCCGGCCGCTTCCCGCTCACCGTCGCTCGCATCACGACGACGCGCCCAAACCGTCGCAAGCGCGACCCATTCAAGAACCGGCTCGTTGACCTCGTTGCGCCCCGTCTCGGTTTCGCGCTCAATGGTGATCCGCCGATCGAGATTTCCAGCTTTTATCATGCCAGCGTCGGGTCCCGGCGCCCACGCAGAAGGTTCACGACGGCGTCGGAAACAGGCTCATCGACCTCATCCCATAGATTGCGAGCGACGATGAGGGTCGCAGCGCGGATATCATCCGGGGCGTCCTCTTCCGTCCACGGATCATCCTCTCGTTTCACATGCCTAAGAACGATAAGGGATGCCCGATCAGCAAGCCTCTGAAACTGCGGTGCGAGTGGATCATCAATTGTTCCGACATCATCCCGAGCAAGGTCGAGGCGAAGCTGGAAGTCGAGATCGTCCAGGGAAACCAGCGCCATCAGTTGGACCTCACTGGCGTTCCGATGCGTACCGGCTGCGAGTTCTTCACCTCTTTCGCAATGCCGTCTCTGCCATCGCGCCCCCGCTTCACCGACAGGCGCCAGTCCTCGCCGGTATCAGGCTTTGCGGACGTATGCTTTTGCGCAATCCAGAAGCTGCCGGCCCAGGTGACACCGTCCCCAGCCTTGTATTCGCCGCCTTCCCGAAAAACACCGCGGTCAATAACCACGGGCATCTCGAAAGCAAACTCCTTGGTGCGTTCGCCCTTGGCAAATCTCAGGGTGATCGTCTTTTCTCCGTCGTAGGATACATCCATGTCGTCAAAGCCGAAGCCATCAGCTCCTGGCTTGCCGGGATCGCCGTCCTTCCCGTCTTTCCCCACGAAGACGCCGAGGTCACGTGTCGTTCCATCGCTCATCACGGCAACCAATCGACCTCCCTCCGCGCGGAACATTTCCTTCACATCCAACCCATCTCTACCGGCCTCGCCGTCTTTCGGCCGCGGAATTTCACTGACGCATTTCTCGACTTCCGCGGCGATCAGAGGCGCGACGTCTTCTATAGTCACGCTCTTGCCGTCTCGTGGGACTGGAATGGCGGCGATGGCATCGTTGACTGCATCGGCCACGATGGTTGGAATGTCTGGAAGCTCCGGCATCGCCGGAAGATCCGGGATGACGATCGCGTCGACGGCCGATTTCAAAGCGGCCAAATCTTCGGAAAGGTCCACGGGCGTCGGAATGGCCTCGACGCGCTTTTCCAACGCATCGAGGCGCGCCGAGATGGGCGCGAGTTCCTTTGCCAAGTAGCTTTTGACCACGCCAACGATCTCTTTGCCGAAGGCCTTGCCGTCGAATGTCATCAGCGGAGTCCTTTGAGAATTTCCACCAAGGCGGCGCGAGCCTCTGCCTCAGTCGCGTTATCATTGGCTGGTTCAGCAGGCTCTGGCGCGGGTGAGGGTGCTGTCCCGAACGGATCGGCCTGCGCATCCCGCTTGGCGAGAGCTTCGAGGCTGAAGTTCTGCTGCTGGAGCATAGGACTATCGCCGCCTGCCTTCGGCTTCAGTTCCAGCCGCTTCCGCTGCTCGTTCGGAGACATGATGCCCCTCGCCTTGTCCAGCATCTCCATTTGGGTGACGCTGTCCATTCGAAGCAGGTTTTCGGTATCGAGCTCGGTCCCGAGGTTCTCGACCATGCCCAAACCTTCATCCAGGCAAAGCTCAATAGCCTCGATGAGCACCTGAAGGCACTGGGAGTAATACTCGACGTTCAGGCTTTGAACGTTGTTGGCGGTCGGCATGGGTCCAAGGCCGATCTTGTACGGCGGCACGTGATATGTCGAGCAAACGACCTCACCGGACCACTTCAGCTGTTCGATCAGCTGCGAATCCGTTGCCTTCGCCCTCATGGCCTCATACTTCAGGCCATCACCGAGCACCGCGACCTTGCCCGAATTCTTCCCGGAGAAGTTGGCGTCCCAATATTCCTTGAGGCGCTTGGCTGTCTCTTCAGTGATTGCGCCTGGCGCCGTAAGTACCCCGCCGGGCCGCGCCCCGTTCTGAAAGAACACGGTACTGTCATTCTGGACCGCCAGACCCTGCATGGCAGCGAGGCCACCTGCGAAGATGGGTGACAATCCGATCAGCGGATGGAAGAAGCAATTGAAACGGTCGTGGATAATTTCGCGAGCCGGGACGATGACGCGCTCTGCTACGCCAGTGAGCTTGTCCACGTTGAGTTCGTAGAAAACAGACCCGTCTTCCGCGACCAGCGGCTGGACAAGTCCAGGGTCAAGAACATGCAGCTTGGCGACAACACCTCGGCCGTCGCGCTGCTTCAGAACGTAGGCATTGCCTCGCTGTAGCTTCGACAAAACCCAGGATTCCATGAACTGGATGCGGTTTTGCCAATCGTTCGGCTTGCGCAGAACAGGGGAATAGGCCGGGTTGGTTGCCTCGGTCCAGATGCCGTCGCTGTCCTTCGCCACGAGCTTGATGCGAAGCTTCGAGATATCCGATGCAATCAGCGTCTGACACGAAAATACAGCGTGGTTCGACAAGACACTGTCGAGCTTAACCTCGACGTTTTGCTGCCAAGCGCCCATGAAGCTCTCCTTGACGATCGGCCACCAACCGCCGCGAGTGTCGGGGCGCGATAGATTGCCAGCCGCCTTCTCGCGGGTGATGTTGAGGCCAAAGATGCGCATCAGGAGCGGTCTTTCTCGCGACGTTTCAATTCAAGGTCGATCGCCGCTTCGGCGTCTTCCTTGGTCTTGATCCTCTCATCGCTCACTGAGGCAGCGAGAGACTTCAGGGCTGGCCATGGAAGATCGCGCCATCCTTCGGGGATCTGACTGGGTTCAGGCTCTGCATCGGTCGGCGTCAAAGCTGTGATGTGATAGCCGAGCTTCCCGAATATGCGGACGTAACGGGGATCACGCGCCTTGAGTGCGC